CTCGCAGACACCTGCGACGACCTGTACCGGGCCGACGAGCAGGACAGCGGGGCCGAGGAAGCCTATGACAACGCCTTCGAGGAGGCCGTCGGCGGCGGTTTCGGTGCGTTCCGCCTGCGCACGGCCTACGAGAACGAGGAGGACGATGAGGACGAGCGCCAGCGCATCCGCATCGAGCCGATCTTCGACGCGGACAGCAGCGTGTTCTTCGACCTGCAGGCCAAGCGCCAAGACAAGGCCGACGCGAAGCGGTGCTTCGTGCTCACGAGCATGACCCGCGAGGCGTACAAGGCCGAATACGGTGACGATCCGGCATCGTGGCCGAAGGAAATCCATCAGTACGAGTTCGACTGGCTCACGCCCGATGTCGTGTACGTCGCGGAGTATTTCCGAGTCGAGATGGTGTCCGAAACCGTGCGCATCTTCCGCAGCCTGGACGGCGAGGAGGAACGTTACCGGGACAGCGAGCTGGACGATGAGATGCTGGCCGAGCTGGAGGCTGTCGGCAGCGTCGAGGTGCGACAGAAGCGCATCAAGCGCCAGCGGGTGCGCAAGTACGTACTCAGCGGCGCGAAGGTGCTCGAAGACTCCGGGTTCATAGCCGGTCGGCATATCCCCGTCGTTCCGGTCTACGGCCGCCGCTGGTTCGTGGACAACGTGGAGCGGTGCGCTGGGCATGTCAGGCTGGCCAAGGACGCCCAGAGGCTGGCGAACATGCAGCGGTCGAAGTTGGCCGAGATCGCCGCGCTCTCGAGCGTCGAGAAACCCATTCTGACCCCCGAGCAGGTCGCCGGCCACCAAGTGATGTGGCAGGACGACAACCTGCGCAACTACCCGTACCTGCTGATCAACCCGATCACGGGGCCTGAGGGCAGCGCACAGGCGGCAGGCCCGCTGGCCTACACGAAGTCCCCTCAGATCCCGCCCGCGATGGCTGCGCTACTGCAGATCACCGAGCAGGACATGAAAGACGTCCTCGGGAATCAGGAGCAGGGCGACAAGATCGTCGCCAACGTCAGCGGCAAGGCTGTCGAGATGGTCCAGCAGCGGCTGGATATGCAGACCTTCATCTACATGTCGAACTACGCCAAGGCCGTGCGCCGCGCTGGCGAGGTATGGCTCGGCATGGCCCGCGAGGTGTACGCAGAGCCTGGCCGGAAGATGAAGGGCATCGGCTCGCAGGGCCAGATGTCGAGCATCGAACTCATGCGTCCGATGGTGAACGACGAGGGCGAGCTCGAGCACGAGAACGATCTCTCAGAGGCCGAGTTCGATGTCGCCGTCGAGGTCGGCCCGAGCAGCAGCAGCAAGCGTGCCGCGACGGTGCGCGCCCTCACGCAGATGATGGCCGTGACGCAAGACCCCGAGGCACAGCGCGTGCTGCAGGCTGCGGCGCTGATGAACATGGAAGGCGAGGGCCTGAGCGAAATCAGCGAGTTCTTCCGCAAGCAACTGGTGCAGATGGGCGTGGTGAAGCCGACCGAGGAGGAGGCCGCAGCGATGGCCCAGGCCGGTGCGCAGCCCGACCCGAATGCGGTGTTCCTGCAGGCTGCGGCCGAGGAAGCACTCGCTAAGGCTGCCCAAGCCCGTGCCGGCGTGGTCAAGACCATCGCAGACTCCGAACTCACGCAGGCCAAGACCGTTGAGACGCTGGCGAAGGTGGGCGAAGTGGGCGGCACGCAGCAAGCCGTCGCGGGCACGGTTCAGTCCGGTGTGCAGCAAGCCACGCCTCAGATCGATCAGAGGACGGCGCTTGAGATCGAGGCGATGCAGCTTGAGAACCAACTGCGCCGCAACCGCGTCGAGGCCACAGACGGACAGATCGAGCAGCTCCGAGCCGAGCGCCAGGCAAACGACAGCATGGTGCAGGCATCCCAAGCCATGCAGCAGGCTGTGGCGGGGCTCGGACAGAGCGTATCCGTGATCGGTGATGCCGTGGGCCGCATGAGCGATGCCGTGGGACAATTCGCGGCAACGAGCAGCCGCAACACCGACAAGGCCATCGAGGCGATCAGCCGCCCGAAGCGGGTGGTACGCGAGCGCGGACGCATCTCCCGCATCGAGACGGAGTAAGCGATGGCCGACAACGTAGGCTACACCCCAGGTACCGGCGCGACGGTCGCGGCCGACGAGATCGCCGGGGTTCTGCACCAGCGGGTGAAGCTCGGCATCGGCGACGATGGTGTCGCTGTCGATGTGTCGGCCACGAACCCGCTGCCGATCACGGCGGTAACGCCGCTGGCGGTCACGACGGGCGGCCTGACGGACACCGAACTGCGCGCCGCGCCGCTGGACGTTGACATCACCGGCATCGACCCGAGCGTGACGCTCACGGTGCACGACGAGGAGAACCACCTCCAACTGTCGCGCATCATCAACGCGCTGTCAGCCCCGCAGGGCTACGACCGCTCACTGCAGCGGCAGCGCGTGACGGCGACGCTGGAGTCTGGCACGGTGACGACGGTTACAACGGTCACGACCGTGACGACCGTCACGACCGTTTCGGCTGTCACCAACCTCGCAAGTATCGGCGGCGATCAAGGTCAACTCCTGACGCGCGGTAGCAACCTCTCGGCGTGGCGCGACTGTGTGCGCTCGCTCATCTCCTGAAGGACGATCATGGCGAACAACTTCAAGAAGGTCATTGACCGCCTGCTGTGGGCGCAGGTCGCCCCGGCCCCCAACGCGCACGCTGCGGCGACTTCGATGTGCGCCGACATGCGCTCCGACCTCAGCCGCCATCCATTCGTCCACAACCTCGTGAGCGTGGCGACTCTGAACCGGTACAACATCATCACCAAGGCGTGGCAACTAGCCATCAACCCCGCGCTCGGCGGCACGTTCGGCGCTGGCGCAACGTCGGTGTTCGCGCCCAGCTTTGCGGCTGTCGGCACCATCGCGGCCGGCGCGACCACGACGAGCGTGACGCTCTCGACCGCGCTGCCCACGGCAGTCGGCGTGAACATGCTCGCCAATCGTGGCGGCAGCGGCGACTACGGCTTCAAGCTGCGCATCATCGACACGACGGCGGGCAAGACGGAGGAGCGGTTCATCGTCGGCAACAGCGCCGGCACGACGCCCGTCATCACGCTGGACAACGCCTTTACCTTCACGCCGGCCACGGGCGCGCGATACGAACTGCTCTCGGGCCGCGTGATGATGCTGTCTGCCGGCGCGCTGGCGGCGACCATCTTCCGTTCGTTCGAGGTGGCGACGAATACGCTCGCCTCTCTGGGCAACACCAACTTGCCCGCCACCATCGGCACCGACTCGGCGGCGATTGTGCTGGACGAGCAGTACACGCCATACAACATGAACCCCGGTGAGGGCATGGTGCTGGGCGCGTTCACCTACGACACGAACATCACGGTACGCAAGGCGCTGGCCGCGACCGCTGCGGGTGCGTCTACGCTGACCGGGCAGGCTGCAAGCGGGGACGCGGTGGTAGCGGCGAACGAATACCGGAATTTCCAGATTCGCATCGTGCAAGACCTGACCACGCCGGCAGCGGTTGGGCAGCGGCGCATCATCGCCTCGCACACGGCAGGCCCAAGCCCGGTCTACACGCTGGGCACGGCCTGGACGACTCAACCGTCTGCCTCTGCCAAGTACGTCATTGAGCAGCCGAATCTGCTGCTGCTGCGCTCGTCGGCCACGACGACGGTGTACACGTACAACTACACCGACGCGACGATCAACAACGGCACGAACAGCATCGCGGCCAACGTTTGGAGCACGACCTACTTCGGCGTGGCCCCTGCTGCCAACGCGGCGGGCGGTATGTGGGTGCAGAGTTTCGGCATCCAGCCCGATCCGGCGCGCAATGCTCGGCACTCGTTCTGCTACTTCTTCCGAGGCGGCGCGACCACGCTGGATGTGCTCGACATCTCGGCCAGCATCACCGGAACTTGGTCGGGCGCGATCACCTACGACGGGGCCACGACGGTCGGCGTGGGCACAACCGGCGCTTACGCACCGTACGGCGGCGAAGGCAGGTTCACCTACATGAACATCTATGTTTCTGCGGCGGTGAACCAACTCTACCGATTCGACGCCAAAAACCGCGTCCTGAGTCCGCACACGCCGACCGACTTCCTGCAGTCAGGCGCGGCCACGCTCGGATCGCGCATGGCGGCCTACGCGGCGCTCGACGGAACGGACAAGTACGACGTAATCCTGCTGCAGTCGCACCTGTCCACGGTGTCCCAAGAACTCATCGCACTGGTGTAAGCCATGACCATCGCTGACCTCCTGAAGCTGGCCCAGGCTCGGCTGGCGCACCTCAACGGCCAGCACGCCGACGCGACGGCGATTGGCGACTCGGCCGCCATCGAGCGGCTGGAAGACGAAATCGCGGAGACGCAGGCCACCATCTCCGCGCTGCAGTCGCTGGGCTAACCGATGTTCCTGACCCTGCTGCAGTCACGCGGCGGGCCTGCGCCTGTCACGCCATCGGGCGGCGGCGGGCCGGGTAACGCGGCGCAGGGCAGGCGCAGGCGCGGCGAGGGCTGGGGCCGCGAGCGGGAGATTCTGGAGGCGAGTCTGGCGCGGTTCCGTGCCGAGGCATCGCAGGAACTGCAGGACATTCGGGACGTACTGGACGCAGCACCGCAGCCGCAGGCCCAGCGCATCGCGCGCAAGCTGACCGACTACACGGGCGAGATTGCCCAGGTCGAGAGTCTGCGCCGGGAACTGGCGAAGCTGCAGATTGAGAGCGAGGCCCGCGAGGGGCTGCAGCAGGACTTGGCCGACGCCGTGCAGTCGCTGCGCGAGATTCTGCGGGATGAAGAGGACGCCATCGCGGCAGTCATGGCGCTCCACGACCACGAGGCTCGGCACCTGCTGGGGATGCTGGGCATCAGTGTGCATTGAACGGCACCACGCCGAACGGCATCCGCGCGGCCGGTAACGCGCGAGTAGAGGGAAGACGGATGGGAATCAGAATTGAAGTAACGCAGCCCGATGGCACGCAAGAGGTGCACGACGGGAACGAGGACAACACGCCCGAGGACGAGGGCGAGCAGGTTGCGGCGGCTCAGGGCGCACCAGA